TCGTTTGAGGTGAACCTTGACAGTTGGACATTTGACGCAAGCGCCACTGCTACTTCGATTGTGGAGACTATTCAGGTAACTCCTGGCAGCACTCACGTTGCGGAAGTTGTTACTGACACAACAGAGACTACTAGCGAAGCCCCTCTAGTTAAGTGGGAAGGCACAGGGTTGCTAACTCCTGACCAGCATTACACTTTCTCAATTTGGGCTAAGGCAGACGCTGCTATCACTATGCAGTTGGAATTGTCAGTATTCAATCCTGACGCTGATGAGACTATCGCTACTCGACTACACACATACCCAATGTCTATCGACACGACATGGCGACGATTCCAAGTGAAGTTGTATGTTCCGTCGTACATGACTAAGGATGTTTCGGTTGTTGCCGCAAAGATGTACGGAAACAGCGAAGAAGCAACTATCAAACTTGATGCCGCCCAGTTAGAGGTTGGCTATGGTGCTACTGACTACTTTGACGGTGACTTGCCGTTGTGGGGTGCTTCTTGGTTGGGTACAGCGCACGATTCTACTTCGATTTTGTACCGTAAGTATGAGGAGAAGACGGGTCGTTTGGTTCGTGAGATTCCTCAAATCTTGCCAATTAACACGCCTTGGTATGTAACCACTGGTCCTGTTGAGGCGAAGTCTTTGGACTTTAAGGGGTTTACCTCTTAAGATGTCCTTATGGACATTTTATTTTCAATCATCATTTCAGGGTTAGCCGTTGGCTACGCCTTGGCTTTTCTCATTTCTCTTTTTGAACGCTGGGTTGACCCCAAGTACATCAAGTTACTTTTCACGTTGCCTTTGAGTTACGTCGCCCTTTGGTTGCTTGGCTTTAACGGCGCAGAACTTTTTGTGTATGTGCCTGCTGTTGGCTTTGTGTCTTTGGCGCTTATGGTATGGTTTACTCCTAAACCTGAGGTTGCTCAGGTTATTCGTAGGAGGTAGGCGTGGAACTTGAGTTGTTGAAGTTGTCGAATGGGCAACTGCGTGTGGTGTTGGCTATGCGTCATTTGGAGACTCGTTGGGGCAGTATTGATGCCACGATGGAGGATTTGGCTGAGTTGACTGGTTTTAGTCGTTCGTCTGTTCACCGTGCTGTGCAGGGTTTGATTGATTCTGGTTGGCTTGAGGTGGAGCGTACGAAGCGCAATTATGGGTTGTGGTCTTCGAATAAGTACACGTTGTTGCGTGGTAGCACCCGTGACACATCGGTGGGTAAAGTTGTGCCTTTGCGTGGTGTCACTGGTGGCACATCAACAAATGTAATTATTACTACTAGTAAGACTAGTACTACTAAACCTACTAGTAAGTTAAATAAAACGTCTCAGGAGGAGACTGTGGTTAATCGTTGGTCGGATGATGATGAGGTTGGTGGCTTTGGTCTGCTAGAGGGGGAGGTTCCTGCTTCGCAGAAACCAAAGAAAACCCCTCGGGTGGTTGAGCCTCGTAAGTCGAATTATGAGAAGCGTATGGAGCGTGAGCCTGAGGATTGGACGGCTCAGATGATGGCTTCGGAGTTTGCTTCTCGTGTGTATGACAAGATTCGTGGTATCCCTGGGATGGTGAACACTAAGGATTTGGCTATCGCTTTGGCGACTAACCGTAAGCGGTTTGGTGTTACTGCCGCTCAGGAGTATGCGGCGTTGGAGGCTTTGTTTGCTGATGAGCGTAACTTGCTGACGATGAAGAAGATGCCGAAGAAGTGTCACGGTGTTTTCTTGAACGCTATTACGAACTGGATTGCTGCTCATGGCGAAAATGTTCCTAGTGCTGTTGCTAAGCCTGCGAAAGACGTGTACGTTTATGCTTCAGATGGCACGGAGTTTGATAACTCTATGGGTGGCCGTTTGGAACTTGCAGAATACGAACAGAAATTGAAGGGCTAGGCATGACTTACGATATTGGTCAGTTGGAGGCGTTTAAGCGCCAGTGGATTTTTAACAACTCGAACATCCCTCGCCGTTTCATGGGTTTGGAGCCTGCGGACATTATTGGTCGCACTGGTGCTTTCCCTGCCACGATTGAGAAGTGGCTGGGGTCTGCTTTGGAGGGTGACATCATCAAAGCGATTGGTGGCATCGGCAAGACTGGTGTTGGCTTGTTGTTTGATGGTGCTCCTGGCTTGGGTAAGACCACGCACGCTGTTACTACGTTGATGGAGTTTGTTCGCCGTCTGCCTGAGGAGCAGGATGAGGCTTTGAAGGTTTTACGAGGTAACCCGTCTGACTTGGGTTACAACGCTCGCCCGATTTACTACATGACGTTCCCTGAGTTTTTGTCTCGCAAGAAGGCTTTGTTCGAGGCTGACGAGGAGTCGAAGCGCAACCTGTACTTGGAGATGGAGGGGTTCCATGGTCGTGCCAAGGAAGACCACCTGAACGTTCGCATCCTTGTGCTTGATGACTTGGGCAAGGAGTACAAGGGTGCAGGGTTTAACGATGCTTCGTTTGACGAGATTTTGAGGTCACGTTACGACAAAGGTTTGCCTACGATTATTACTACAAACATTAATCGTGACAACTGGGCTGGACAGTACGGTGAGGCTATGGGTTCGTTTGCTCATGAGGCTTTCCGCCGTGTAGTTTTGACTGGTCACGACCTGCGTCAGGAGTAGCATGGAAATCGAGTGGCAGACTATTCAGTTTTTTCTAACCGAGGACGGCAAGAGGACTAGCACCTCTGATAGTTTCTTGGCTGAGGAGATGTACGCTTGCGAGGTTTCCGTGGATGCTAAGAACCCTAAGAAGGCTCGTTGCACTTGCAACACTTTCCAGAAGGATGCTCGTTGCAAGCATGTGAAGTGGGTCAAGGAGCGCATGGAGGAGCACGAGGGTATTTACACTGTGCGTGTCCGTGGCGATGAGGTTTCTGATGAAGAAACCATGGATGCTCTTGAAAGCACTGACGACTTTCGCACTTTTGTGATGCGTCACGGGACGGTGGAGATTCTGTGAAAGGCGGAGACATTTCTAACGAAACTTCGCCACGAGTTATCGTCACGATTGATGTCGTGGTACAGTCTGAAGTGATTGAGAACAAAAGGTTGTTGCGTTCTGATGTTCAGGAGCGTAAGGTTAAGAGCCTGAACCATTTGGCACTGTCTCATCTTTGGAATGTTGCCAGCAAGTACGGCTTGTCTGTAGAGTTGGCAGGGTTCGAGAGTGAGTTGTGGACTCAGGATGACTTGGACAAACTGATGGACAAACTTGACCGTCGGGGAGGCAACCCGTTCAACTATGCGGAGTTGTACACCGACATTGACGACTTTGTTGGGGAACTGCCTTACCGCAGTAACCTGAAAGGTGTTATCGATTTACCTGAACGGGTAATGCGATACGGTTCGATGGGCATCGAACTACAGAATTTGTAAGAGAAGAAGAAGGGCATTATGGCACTGGACAATGAGCAGAGGCTCGTAAGCAAGGTTATTCGTGACCGTGTAATCATTCCTGTAATCGAACAGGGCATCAAGGATGAGTGGTTTGTCGATGACGACCTACGCCGTGTGTGGAAGTTCGTGCGTGAGCACTACTCCAACTACCGTGTAGTTCCGACAGCGGAAACCGTTAAGGACAACTTCCCGAACTTCACCATCTACAACATCGAGGAGTCGCTCGACTACCTCATCGACACGATGGTTACGTTCCGCCGTAACATGATGACCCGTAACGGTCTGCAAGATGTGCTGGCGAAGATGTCAGAGAACGACCACGAAGCCGCCCTTGCTGAGATGAGTAAGACGGTCACTCTGGTAAACGCCCAAGGTGTTATTGGTACGAACCACGTTGACTTGACCGTTGACCCTGAGGAACGTTTCACCGAATACGAGAACGTGCAGAACCACAAGTTCTTGGGTATCCCAACAGGGTTTGAGGCTATCGATGAGGCGACCGCTGGATTGCAGGGTGGACAGTTGATTACTATCATCGCCCCACCTAAAACTGGTAAGTCGCAGATTGCTTTGCAGACCGCCATCAACACTCACGAGGCTGGCTATGTTCCGATGTTCCAGTCGTTTGAGATGAACAACCACGAGCAGACTCAGCGTCACGACTCGATTCGTGCCCACGTCTCTAACGCTCGCCTCCGCCGTGGAAAGTTAAGCGCTAAGGAAGAGAAAGCATACTTCTCGATGCTGGAAGACATGCAGACCCAAAAGCCGTTCCACCTTGTGGATGCGGTCAACGGTTTGACCATTGATGCCCTAGTTGCTAAGGCTGAGCAGTTGAACCCAGACATCCTGTTCGTTGACGGTGTCTACCTGATGCTTGACCAAGTAACGGGTGACTCCAACACGCCACAGGCGCTGACCAACATTACTCGTGGTTTGAAGCGTGTCGCACAGAAGTTGAACATCCCCGTAGTAATCACCACCCAGACTCTTCTATGGAAGATGAAGGGCGGCAAGGTTGACGCTAACTCTATCGGTTACTCGTCCTCGTTCTTCCAAGACTCAGACGTTATCTTGGGTCTGGAGCCTGTTGAGTCGGATGACCAAGTTCGTGTGCTGAAGATTGTTCAGTCCCGTAACTGTGGACCAAAGGACACTTCGATTACTTGGAAGTGGGACACTGGCTGTTTCCACGATGAGTCTAAGGCTCCGTCGTGCAAGCACTGCTCGGCTTGGAACCCTTATGCTTAAGTTCAATGTTGAGGGTGCTCTCGAAGCCCTAGGTGTTGACTTCTCAGTTCACGGCAACGAGGCGAACGCACTCTGCCCAATGCACTTCCAGCGCACAGGCAAACAGGACGGAAACCCGTCATGGTGGATTAACCTCGAGACTGGCGCACACACCTGCTTCTCATGCCACTACAAGGGAAACCTGCTCCACCTTGTCTGTGACGTAAAGAACCTATTCGTTAAGTTGTACGGTGACATTGTCGAGTACGACTACGAAGCCGCCAAGGCGTGGCTTGCCACTAGTGCAGAAGTCACGATTGAGATGCTCACGGAGCAGATGGAGTCACTGCCGTCCTACATCCAAAGCATCCCACGCCCGTTGGAGATGTCGGAGGCACGCCTAGCCGTGTTCACTAACCCTCCATTAGAGGAACTTCAAAAGCGCAATCTGTCGGAGAAATCCATTACGACTTATAGCATTTTGTGGGACGCCAACAAGAAGGCTTGGGTTCTTCCGTTACGGGAACCGCACTTCAACAAACTGCTTGGCTGGCAAGAAAAGGGCACAGTTGACCGCACCTTTTTCAACCGTCCAGCAGGACTGACCAAGTCCAAGACTTTGTTTGGTATCGAGAACCAGCGTGAAGATGTAGTCATTGTTGTCGAGTCTCCGCTGGACTGCGCTCGCCTAGAGTCCGCAGGAGTACACGGTGCTGTCGCTATCTGTGGCTCCGCCATCAGCGAAGAACAAATCAAACTGATTCGTTTCTCCAACAAAGTCATCGCCGCTTTCGACAACCCAAATGTTGATAAGGCAGGACTCAAGGCTTCGAAAGAAATGTTGTTCTGGGCTCGCAAATACGGTTTAAATTTATTCTTTTTCAACTATGGTGGTAGTACAGCAAAAGACCCTGGCGACCTAACCTCTGAAGAGATTCGCTGGGGTGTGGAGAACGCACAATCAGCACTTCTTGGAGAATCCGCCTATGTTCAAAGGAACGCTCAAACCGTATCAGGTTGAAGCCGTAGACAAGATGGTTGCCCAGAAGAAGATTCTGGTCGCCTATGAAATGGGTCTAGGTAAAACACCTATGACCATCGCCGCCATCGAGTCCTTGAACCCAACCCTGACACTTGTGCTTTGCTTATCCAGTTTGAAGTACCAGTGGAAAAAGGAAATAGAGAAGTTCAGCGACTCCACGGTTACCGTGATTGACGGAACACCAAAGCAAAGAGCCGAGCAGTATAAGGCTGCTATCAAATCCGACTACATAGTTATGAACTATGAACAAATAGTCAACGACTGGGACACAGTCAAAGACATTGCGTTTGATGCCATCGTCTGTGACGAGGCAACCGCCATCAAGGGGTTCAAAGCCAAGCGAGCCAAGAAGGTCAAAGAACTCGCCAAGCGCATCAAAATAAAGTTTGCCCTTACAGGCACACCAATCGAAAACGGTCGCCCCGAGGAAATCTACTCCATCATGCAGTTCGTTGACTCGACCGTGTTGGGCAGATTCGACTTGTTCGACAAAACGTTCATCGTCAGAAACTATTTCGGTGGCGTGGATAGGTACAGAAACCTTCCGCTTCTGCACAAGACTTTGACAGAGCACTCGGTTCGCAAGTCGCAGAAAGATGACGACGTAGCACCGTACCTGCCAGACGCTGTGTACAGAGAGCCACTGCTCATCAAACTCGACAGAGCAACCCAAGCCGTGTACGACCACATCGCTAAAGACTTGCACGGGTTACTGGTTGAGGCTCGAGAGTCCTTCGGCGCTAACTTCAACCTCGCCGCCCATTACGGGCAGGCGTACGACGCTAACGACCCAGCCAACCAGATGCGTGGAGAGATAATGTCTCGAGTATCGGCACTCAGGATGCTGTGCTCAACTCCAGGAATCTTGAAAGCCTCGGCAAAAGAATTTGAAAACCACACAGGCAAGGGCAGCGCCTACATCCACTCGCTGGGTGACATAGTGGACAACTTAATAAAGACCGTCAAAAGAGACGCACTGGTGTCATACTTGAAAGACCATTTAGACATTGACCCTTCTTACAAAGCGGTAGTGTTTGCTTCGTACCTGCTGTCTGTTCACGACATAGTTACAACTCTCACTACTGCAGGCTACCCCGCTGTTGGATACACAGGAGAGATGAATGCAAAACAAAAAGAAGAAGCCAAGGTACGATTCCAAAACGATTCTGCTGTTCGTGTCCTTGTCTCTAGTGACGCTGGTGGTTACGGTGTCGATTTGCCTCAAGCAAATCTACTGGTGAACTACGACCAGCCTTGGAGCGCAGGTCTTGCAGTTCAAAGAAACGGGCGTATTATTAGAACATCGAGTGAATGGCCAACCATTACTATCCAAGACATTCTTGTGCTAGGCTCGATAGAGCAACGGCAGTACGACATGCTGAAGCAAAAGAAGTCGGTAGCAAACGCTGTACTAGACGGAGAAGGAATTAACACCAGAGGTGGTGTTGACTTAACAGTAGAAAGTATGATTAACTTTCTTACGGACAAACTGATTTAGGAGAATCACATGGCGAATCTAATTCCAGAAGAGGGAACTCGCTTCTCAAACCCAGACGACCTGCAGTCGCAGGTTCGTGAGTACCTGCTGTTGAAGGAGTCCATGTCAAACATGGAGACTCGCTCAAAGGAACTCCGTGAAAAGATTTTTGCTCACATCGACGCCGAGGGTGAAGAAGAGTCAAACGGTAGCATCAGCCTTTACCTTGATGAGAACATTGGCGACTACCAGCGTGTTCAGAAGACTCGCCGTGCTAAGCGCAATCTGAACGAGGCACTTGCTGAAGAAATCCTTGAAGCCAACGGTCTTGCTGACGAGGTGTTCGAGATGAAGCGTGTCATTAACGAAGACGCTTTGATGGCTGCCTACTACGAAGGTAAACTGACTGAGGAACAACTTGACGAGATGTTCCCAACTACAGTAATCTGGGCATTGACCACACTAAAGAAGTAGGGTTAGACTTATGCCAGGTTTACGTTCGGACGATGAAATCCTCAAAGCCTTTGAGGGTCTCGACCGTGCACCTGGCTCCAAACAAAAGCGCCGAGAGCCAACCGAGTTGGCTAAGAAGCGCAAGAAACAAATCTTGGGCGAGTCGAATGGCTGGGATGAGAATCCCACTATTAAACTTGTCAAAGGGGTAGAGACAGAACTGTTCACCATCGGTGCGCTTGCACAGGCACTGGAGAAGCAGATTGTCACTATTCGCCTCTGGGAGAAGAAGGGTTACATCCCTGGCGCTCCCTACCGTCTACGCTCGAAGAGCCTGAATGGTAAGAAGGTAAGCGGAAACCGTGTTTACACACGCCGCCTTATCGAGATTGCTATTGAAGAGTTCCAAAGGCGTGGACTTCTAGGTTCTGCTCGTGTAGAGTGGAACCAGCATGAGTCACTAACTGACGCTCTAGTTGAGCGGTGGCGTGACGAAGTGCAGAAACCAAGCAATACCAATTAAATGCCAATCAATGCCAATTTAAGGAGCAATACCCACATGGTCAATGAGCCAAGTGTTAACGCCTCGTCCTACCTCACTGAGGAAGACGAGAACATCCCTGCTAAGCACGGCACCACCGTGCAGGCAGGCTGGGACGCCGCACAGGCGCTTCTCAAGCCAAAGAAGGAGAAGGGCGCATACGCAACCGACTTCAAAATCACTGAGACCCCTCAGTTGATTCGCTTCCTAGACGACGAGCCATTCGCCGCCTACGAACAGCACTGGATTAACCGCACCGAGGGTAAGCGTTCGTTCGTTTGCCTCAAGGACGACTGCCCACTGTGCACCATCGCTGGTGACCAGCCTCGTGGTCGTTTCATGTTCAACGTCCTAGTGCTCACCGATGAGGAGCCAAACGTGCAACTCCTCACCGCAACTCCAACCCTATTCCGCCTACTGCTTGCTAAGGCAGAAGACCCTAAGACGGGTCCACTGTCGAAGTACTTCTGGGCGGTATCACGTCAGGGCACTGCCACCACTACCCAGTACCAACTGGAGCGTGTAAAGGCTGTTGACCTTGCGGATGAGTGGGAAATCGACATCGATGATGTTGAAACTGCCACGTCCAAGGTAGTTAAGTACGACGAGAGTGTTGTCTACGTCAGTCCTCGTGAGGAACTGCTGAAGTTGGCACGCTCGCTCGCTTCCAACTAACTCATCCCTCTAGGGGAGGTAAGGCGTTTTTCCCCTTCTCCGCCTTACCTCCCCTTTCAACATCTTTGGACAATGATGAACATTATTACTACCCCTGAGCAACTTGCCGAGTTTGTAAGTTACTACTCAAAGGTCACCGCATTTGCGTGGGACGTTGAGACCATTGGCGAGAACCGCCTATACCCAGTCATCAATGATGTCTGCTGGATTTCTTTTGCGACTGACGGTCGCACCGATGTCATCCCCATGGGTCACCCAAATGGTGAACTGGATGGCTACGACAAGCCACTTCTTCTTGAGGGTCAGCGCCGTCTTGCCGCTGGCAAAGAAGTTCTAGAGTCACACTACTCAAAAGACCAGCGCAAGTGGACTCCAAAGTTTAGCGAAGCACCTGCACAGTTGACCCCTCGCCAAGTGTTTGACGCCATCGAGCCAATCATGTTTGGCACAGCGTTAAAGGTTGCTCACAACGCAAAGTTCGACATGAAGTCTGTAGCCAAGTACTACAGGGGCAGGCTTCCTGCCAAGCCATACTTTGACACCCTGACTGCCTCGTTCATCATCAACAACCTAAACAAGAACGGGCTAAACCTGAAAGCCTGTGTTCAGCGTGAACTTGGCGTAGAGATGGAGAAGGGTGTTGGAGAGAACGTTGCTCTGCACTCTTTCTCTGAAGTGGCTGAGTACTCAGGTATTGAC